TTTCTGTTGAGTCTTGTTTGGTATCGTCTGGAGATACATAAGCTCTGAAAGTTTCTGGAAGCTCACCTAGCGTTTTGTAGTTAAAAGTTCTAGGGCGTAAAGCATTAATAAAAGACAATCCTAAAGTAGAGTCTGTTATGTCTTTCTTGTAACGCTCATCTGATACTGTGAGCCAAGTTGTACCACCATGAGCTAATCGACTGTCAGAAGTACCAAGGCCAATTGTGGTAAAATTTCCGGCTCCTGATACGTCAGCCCCAATGACATTTGCATTTGAGGTATCACTAGCGGTAGTGTCCGAAAATGATCCTATAAGGACATTATTACTACCCGTGCTCAAGTTTACGGCATGAGCACCGGCTGCAAAACCGATAATAATATTATCATTGCCTGTTGTTAGGTTATCAGCCGATTCGCAACCAATAAGCGTGTTTTGATTGCCTGTGGTAACAGAAAAACCTGCGTTCAACCCAACTGCTACGTTGTTAATATCAGCGTTGGTGGTGTTATTTTGATTAGTTAAAGCGTTTACGCCTATTGCTACTGATCGATCACCTTTCGTTTCAGTACTTAACGCGCCATACCCAACGGCAGTATTGAGGTCTCCCGTGGTCAACCTATACCCGGCCAAAGAGCCGACGAGTGTTTGGAGCCTTCCAGTGGTAATTGCATTACCTGCTATATACCCTACCGCCGTGTTGTGGGATTCCGTAGCGGTGGTAAAGTTTTGAAGGCTTAAAGCTCCATAGCCTACTGCTGTTGATTGACTGCCTAAAGTATCAGAGTCTAATGCACCATAACCTATCGCCGTATTAAAATCAGAGTCGGTTAAGGCGTCACCAGCAAAAGCACCCACAAGAGTATTGCGAATTCCTGTAGTGGTTGCTTGACCTGCGACATAGCCCACTGCCACATTGTAAGCATCTGTTGTTGTTGTGAAGTTTTGTTGCTCTAAAGCTGAAACACCAATAGCAACATTTCTATCGCCCAACGTATCAGTAGTTAAAGAACCATATCCAACAGCAACATTAGAATTACCACTTGTAAGAGCAGTACCTGCAAGACCACCAATGAGAGTATTAACAGTTCCCGTGGTGACTGCTGTGCCTGCTGCGTAACCAACTGCTGTGTTGAACGTATTGGTGGCTGTAGTAAAGTTTTGTGCAAGTAATGTTGAATGTCCAATTGCTACACTAGCATTGCCTGCTGTGTCTGCGCTTAAAGAAAAGTAACCAAGTGCTGTATTGCTATGCCCTACAGTTAGCGCATCACCAGCAAGACCTCCAATGAGAGTATCTTGAACTCCCGTGGTGACTAACTTACCTGCATTAACTCCGACAGCCACATTGAAAGCATCCGTTGCCGTAGTAAAGTTTTGGGTAAGCAAGGCTTGATAACCAAAAGCAGTGGAGTTTTTACCTAACGTGTCGGTGCTTAAAGCGGAAAAGCCAACGGCAGTATTGTTGTCGGTATCTGTTAAAGCATCACCAGCAAGGGCACCGATTAGGACATTCTTGACACCCGTGGTGACTGATAGGCCTGCTAAGTCACCAACAGCAGTGTTGTAAGTGTCCGTAGCGGTAGTAAAGTTTTGATTGTTTAGAGCGTTACGCCCTACAGCAACGCTGCGAGAACCAAGAGTGTCAGAGGTTAAAGCTGCCCGTCCGACTACAACATTAGAACCGCCAGCAGTAAGAGCGTCACCAGCAAGGGCACCGATGAGGGTGTTGTTAACGCCCGTGGTGACTGCGCCGCCTGCTGCATAACCAACTGCTGTATTATTGCTATCTGTAGCCGTTGTAAAGTTTTGAGCATTTAGAGAAAACGCACCTACAGCAGTTGATTTGCTTCCTTTAGTATCTGCTGTGAGTGATTGGTGTCCTATTGCTGTATTATGGTCAGAATCAATTAGAGCATCGCCAGCGTTTGACCCCACAAACGTGTTGTCTGTACCAGTAGTAATCGCAGTACCCGCTTCATCGCCCACAACCACGTTGTAGTTGCCGCCAGAGGTAATGGAGTTACCTGCGTTGACACCTGCGCGGAAGTTAGAAGTACCGGCAGATGCGGTGATGATGTCTGCACCGTCTGCAAAGGTTACGTCACCAGTAAAGGTGGATATTTGTAAAGCGCTTGCAGCATCAACCATTGCAGCGCCTGATCCAGCACCATCGCTGTAAATGGCTTTGGTCTGACCATTCAGTATGGTGATGTTTGCGCCAGAGCCTTGGCTGATAATGATGCTCTGTGATCCGCTGGTTGCGTTCTCAATAAACCACAGCTTGCTGACCGTATTCGGCCCTATAGTGATGGTGCAAGTGCTATCAAGAGTGCCAGTGTATTTGAGGAAGAGACTGCGGCCCGGATCAGTAGATCCATCAGCAATAGTAGTAGTGTGAGTATCAGCATTAGTCGTAATAGCTTCTGTCCCAAAGGAAAAAGCCTCTGCAATTAACTCTAAATTTGTATTCGTACTGGTGCCCCAAGTACCTGCCTCATCGCCAGTAGATATCTCTTTTAGGCGTAAATCGTTAACGTAAGTTGCCATTTATCTTCTCCGACTTTTAGTCTTAGGCTTTGGCTTTTTCATAGAAGCGACGTGCTTCTTTAGCGTTTCAGCTTGTTTCTTGTGCGTCTTAGAGGCTTTCTCTAATCCCTTAATAACCTTCTTGACCTTGCGTACCATTACGCTACCTCTTCCCAGTTGGCTGTTTGATTTGTTGATACAGCAGAGTAGCTAGGCGTTTGGCTGTCTGATACAACCGAGTAATTTGCTGTTTGACCAGGGATGACAAGGCTCCAAACGTTTGCTGAGCCAGTTGCACCAGTAGCAGCAACGCCAGTAACGCTAACGACGGCACCGGCTGTAATCGATACCGAACCGACTGACCCAGTCGCTTGAAATCCAGTGACCGAGATATTGTTATCACATTTGAGCGCAACTGTGCCCAGTGCGCTTGTGCCAGAAACTCCCGTAACGCTGACATTTGCATCAGCGACAACTGTGACAGAGCCAACCGCACTCGTTCCAGCAACTCCTGTAGCAGAGACCGTAACACCCGACCCTTCAATGATCGAGACTGACCCGACTGCCCCTGTGCCAGAAACGCCTGTGACAGAGACAATTGCGTCTGCCGTGACCGTGACAGACCCAACAGCGCCTGTACCAGCAACGCCGGTAACCTCAACAGGTATTGCTTCATTCCACGCACCTTGACCCCAAGTACCTCTGCCCCAACCATTAACAATTGCCATCGCTAGGCGATACGAATGATCGCATTACTGGCGTCAGCAGTTGGGAATTGTATGGTGAAATCTCCAGCAGTGCTTGTCTTATCACCGCCAAAGGCTAAAGAACAAACGGCTTTGTCTGATTGGGTGTCGTTGTAAATCAAAGCGCCGTTAGCAGTAATCGTGCTAGAACTGAATGTAAGATCGGCAAAGTCGCAAAACGCCGTTGTCCCTGATGTCGTTGGAGTAACACTAGTCAACGCTGCTCCAGCGGCGGTATAACCCGTCCCAGAAACCTCATTAGACGTTGTGTACGCCGTTGTGCTTGCGTTCAAGGTTGCTGAGCTTGTGTACAACGCTAACTTAAAAGTATTGCCAGAAGTAGCAGTAAAGTTGTGTGTGCCAACAAGAATCTCTTGCTTGAACGATGTGCATAGCGCAGATGTGATACTCATGTGAGTCTCCGTATTATGTTTGCCAAATCAGGTTGCCCTTGAGATTCAACCTCAGAGGCCAAAGTCGCCCGATCACTCTTGATCGCTTCTTTAATGTAGTAGCCAATAACCTTCCGTATGTCTTCTTGGAAGGATAACGCCTGCTCTGCAAGCAACGGATGACTGTTTTCACCCACACTAACAATACGCTTTGTTGCAGAATCTGCCCAGAAATCAGGGTCGTGCCCTTTGTTTTGCGTTGTAGCAACAACAACATTGCCAACATGACCAAGTGCCGTCATCTAGCAGACCTTACTTCACCAGAACGATAGCTGTCAGTTGTGCTGTAACCCTCGCCCAAAGCCCTAAGATCAGTCAAAGCTGAGTCGTATCTGGCTTGATAAAGCTGCATCAGATCAGGCTCACCCTTCAAGAAAGTGTATGCCTCAACAAGGCTTCCGTACAAAATCGCATTCTCTGCGTTATCGCCCAGCCAACTCGTTCCATCAGAAGAAACCGTAATTGATTGAGGCCTGTAAAAATAATGCAGCTCTACCGTTAAATTTCCATTTGGGGTTGGCCCAATGATAAAGGTGGTGTCATCAAAGATAGCGTAATACTTAGGTATCCCCGTGCTGGATGCGGTTGGGTACGCTTGACGTATAAAATTTACATCCTTAAAAAGCAGGTACTCGTAACCACTATTGTCCACAGCCAAAGAGTAAGGGGACAAAAAATCACTAGGCGTTTCTAGGTACGAGTTTGACTGAGTCAAAGTACCTGTAACGTTCTTCCTAAAATTAGGTAACTGAACAGATTTAAGAATCCGCTCCTCTGCTTGCGTAATTATCGTAGGAAGATTGGTAACAAGCGTTGTCTCGTTTGTCTCAAGATAATCTTGTATCGCCGTCTTTAGGGTTGTAAATGTCCACGCCATTAGCTTGTCACCACTGTAACGACACCCACATGACCCGAACAATCTAAGCCAACTTGCCCCACTGGATTAAACGAAGACAGTATTCGGCTCTCATCTAACCCCCTGTCCGGTCTTGGGTTTCTTAGTGCTCTAGGATCATCAACCCTCACCTTGCCTAACTGCAACTGAGGCTGATCTGGATCAACAACATCTTTGCCTACCAAAAACCCTGTAGGTCGCTGGTTCACAATCTCAGGCACCAAGTCCTTGAGCGGATACCTAAAACCAGTCATGTCGCAGTAACCGAAAGCGTACTTACCTCTAGTGTATGAACTCAAAACGAATACCCCCCAGGAGAAACGTACAATGAAGCTTTGTTACGATCTGAGTCTGAGGCAAGCGTCCATTGCTCTTCGTAGTCAGCCTTTAAGGCTTGCGCTCTAGCACCCGCTGATGGGTACTTCATGCTCAACTGATAAGCCAACCCACTAACCAAGCAAGGCAAGAATCGAGCAGGAACGTCTATGTTGTTCGCCGCTGAGTTGCCAGCATCTTCCACACGCTCCATGTAGTAGTAACCAAACTGATAGGTCTCTTGATCATCAGGCGTGGGCCACACATTGATTGTGATTGCGTCAGCGTTACGCTCGACGTAATACTGCAACGGCTTGCTTTGCGTAAGCTTGTTTGAAAGATTTGAGTATTGGCTTACAGAGATTCGAGTCATCGACTGGTCAAACTGCTGATTGACCTCACCTGCACTCGTCCTGACAAAAGCTTCGATTATGTCCAGAACCTTGCCGTCTAGGGTGTACTGATTTGTGCCAGCGGTAAGTGCTTGTGTGGCAAAATCTACAGACCAAAGGTTTAGCCCTCTGTTCTGCCATTCCAGCATCATTAGATTGAGGCTGCGCCTAGCGGTCTTATAGTCATACCCACTACGAAGCTCTAAGCCTGCTCGCTCAAAAGCCTCTTCCATTGAATCAGCAAGATCTAGGTTGAATGAGAATGTGCCGCTAGTAGCCATCTAAATAATTCTTCCACGGGTCTTGCCCTTGATAGCCATACCATCAATCGGCTTTGTGCGCGTCTTGCCTCCGGCTCTCATCTTGGTTGAACCAGACATGATCTTTTCCATACGATCAGCTTCGGCGGCCTCAGAAGCCAATCGGTCTTCTTCTTTACGCGCCTTTTTCTTTTTACGCTTTTCAGTCAAGTAAGCAGGAAGAACGCCCGCGTACTCCATAATCCCTTCGCCTTTCGCTAGCGATGCGATTGGCGAAACGTCTGAAAGTTTTAACCCCATTACGGCCTCCTAGCCTTTAGCTTCTTTTTAGGAACACGCTTCTTTTTTGCTGGCGCATTCTTAATCTGCTTGCCTTCTTGTGCTCGACTAATTGCCATCAGTCTCTGCCAAACTTTTGTTTTTGTGACTTGGGTGGACTTTTAGTGCTCCCACCTTTGCCAGACCAAAACACCTTGTTAGCCCAGTATGCGGCTGATGTCTTGCCCTTTTTAATGTTTTTGCCATGACGGGCTTTGAAGCTTTTGCGCGCCTCTGCTGAATAATTATGCCCCATCTTTTGATCACCAAACCGAATGATCTTCATCTTTTCGCCATCCCTAACAGCAACAACCGCCTTCTTAGACGGATGCTTGGGTGTGCGTTTTGGCTTGTTCAGCCCACTAAGACCAACTTTTTTTAGCCGGTTCTTCTCTGCATCGGTCAAACTCATTTACGATGCCTCGATGTCTTCTTGGCTATTTTCTTGGGCTGCTTTGAGTGCTGCTTTCCCTTCTTGGTGTCTTCTCGTTTCTTCTTGGAAGTGGCAGCGTACTCCTTGTCTGATAGAGCCTTTCGAGCCTTCTTCGGGAGATACCTTTCACCTGTCGCCTTTTTACCTTGGGTTGATGGTTTACCAGACTTAGTGCCCCATTCTTGCTTAGTCCACTTCTTTAACGATTTCTGAGATTTCTTCAGGGCCATTAGTCTCTATAACCCCCACCAGATTCTTTGTAACGTTTAGCCAGCATCTGCGCTTTACGCGCAGACCACTGACCAGGCTTACCGCCTTTACCACTAGCTTTGATCTGATTAAAAAGCCTCTTGCGTAAAGCTGGCTTCGTATAGTTGCCAGCTTCGTTAACTCGAGACTTACTCTTCTTTTTCTCGGCCATCTTAGAAGTGCTTCCGAACCTGCATAACTATGTTGTATACATCACCACTAGAGTGACCAACAGTCGTAAACTGTATGTCACCCGTGACACCAGACCCAGCGTTGTTGGGTATACCAGTGAAGTCAGTGAAGTCTAGCGTATCAGACCAATCAGCATTTAGCTGCCAAGCCAGAACGTCTGTCGTTGCATCAAATAAAATCTTCACACCCATCCCGATGGTTGAGTAGTAAATCTTTTGTATTGAAACTTTCGTACAGGCCGCTCCAGTCATAGGGTCATCAGCCAATGCAGAAACATCAATCTTAGTAACAGCAGATTCGCCTGATCCATCGCTCACATTAGTGAAGCGGAAGATGGCTGTGTTGCCATCATCCTGTATGGTTTGTGTAGCTACAGCATCAGCCATGACTGCCTCCTATTATTGATCAGCAAACGCAGGTGCAGTTGCACCAGTGACCGTGCCAAAGATCTGATAATTGGTGGTGTTCAAACCAACAATCGTTACATCAAATCCAGCAGGCACATTCAACTGAATGCTGCTATTTGAGTTTCCGTCAGAAAACACTGCGCTAACTTCGTTGTCAGTGTCTAAGAACGTAACACCGCCAATGTAAAAGTTAGTGTTTCCAGGGGTGACGATGATTTTC